ACTGGAGGTAGATGTATAGCTTTATCTACACCTTATGGTACAGGTAATTGGTTTCATTCTACTTGGGCTAAAGCAGAAGCAAGAGAAAATACATTTTTACCAATTAGATTACCTTGGTCGGTTCACCCAGAACGAAACCAGGATTGGAGAGATGAACAAAATGTTATATTAGGTAATAGAATGGCAGCACAAGAATGTGACTGTGATTTTAGCACCTCAGGGGATACTGTTGTAGAACCTGATGTATTAAATTTTTATGAAAGTACATTTCTTCAAGAACCCGTTGAACGTAGAGGGGCAGATGGAAGTTTATGGGTTTGGGAAATACCTGATTATTCAAAATCATATGTAGTAGTGGCTGATGTTGCACGTGGAGATGGAAATGATTTTTCTGCATTTCATGTATTAGATATAGAAACAGCAACACAAGTAGCTGAATTTAAAGCCCAAATTGGTACAAAAGATTATGGAAATGTATTATTTTCTATAGCTACTGAATATAATGATGCATTATTAGTGGTAGAAAACGCCAATATTGGATGGGCAGTAATACAACAATTAATAGATAGGGGATATCGTAATTTATATTATTCTCCAAAAATGGATGTAGCAATGTCCAATGCTGACCAATATTTACACAAATATGAAAATGGACAAGGTATGGTTCCTGGCTTTACTACATCAATGAGGACAAGACCACTTGTCATCTCCAAAATGGTTTCGTACCTTCACGAGAAATCAGTGACAGTTCGTTCAAAACGGCTGTTAGAAGAATTAAGAACATTTGTTTGGAAAAATGGAAAAGCACAAGCATTGCCCGGTTATAACGATGATTTAACTATGGCATTTGGTATAGGAGTATTTTTAAGAGATACAGCTTTACATTTCCAACAACAAGGTATAGATATGGCACGAGCAGCATTAGGAGGAATACATTCCACAACCCATCTCGCACCAAATATATACTCAGGAAATAACCAGTTAAAAAACCCTTATGAAATGGAAAATCCACATGGTGACAAAGAGGATATTTCTTGGTTATTGGGGTAATTAATATTTATCATATATACATAAAATGGCAGATACATCATTATTTAGTAGATTAAGAAGATTATTCTCTACCGACGTAGTAGTTAGAAACGTAGGGGGAAACCAGTTAAAAGTAATAGATTCTGAACAAATACAATCATTAGGACAATTACAAACAAATTCATTATACGACAGATTCAATAAATTATACAGTACTACAGGTGGCTTGAATTATAACATGATGATGCAAGTCAATTATCCATCAACTAGAATTCAATTATATACCGATTATGAAGCTATGGATACTGATTCTATAGTAGCTTCTACATTAGACATTGTTTCTGATGAAGCTACATTAAGAAATGACATGAATGAAACATTACAAATTCGTTCTGCTGATGAAACAATACAAAAAATATTATATAATCTATTCTATGATGTATTAAATATTGAATTTAATTTATGGTCATGGACTAGAAATATGTTAAAATATGGAGATTTTTATTTAAAATTAGAAATTTCTGAAAAATTTGGTGTATATAATGTCGTTCCATTTTCTTCATATACAATAATAAGAGTAGAAGGATCAGATCCAGCCAATCCAGCTGACGTAAAATTTAAATATGATCCAAGTTATTCAGTTTCTGAAAACCCATTAGGTTTCCAAGTTTTATCTCCCGGTATGGGTGTTAATACTGGTGATGAAGTTATATTTGATAATTATGAAATGGCTCATTTTAGATTATTATCAGACTTCAATTATTTACCTTATGGTAGATCATATCTAGAACCAGCTCGTAAAATATGGAAACAAATGACATTAATGGAAGATGCAATGTTGATCCATAGAATAGTTAGAGCCCCAGAAAAAAGAACATTCTTTGTAAATGTTGGTAATATACCACCTGCTGAAGTAGAAGGATACATGCAAAGAATGATTAATAAAATGAAAAAAACACCTTATGTTGATCCACAAACAGGTGAATATAATTTAAAATTCAATATGCAAAACATCTTAGAGGATTTCTATATCCCAGTTAGAGGTGGAGATGCAACAACAAGAATTGAAACAACAAAAGGTTTAGATTATGCTGCAATTGAAGATGTAACATATTTAAGAGATAAATTATTTGCTGCTTTAAAAGTTCCAAAAGCTTATTTAGGATATGAAGGTGATGTAGAAGGTAAAGCAACATTAGCTGCTGAAGATATTAGATTTGCTCGTACAGTAGAACGTATACAGAAAATAATGTTATCTGAATTAACAAAAATAGCATTAGTACACTTATATGCACAAGGGTATGATGGTGGTTCATTAACTAATTTTGAACTTTCATTAACTACTCCATCTATTATATATGATCAAGAAAGAATAGCATTAATGAAGGAAAAAGTAGAATTAGCTGGAAATATGATAGAACAAAAATTAATGCCTACTGATTGGATTTATGATAATATTTTCCACTTTAGTGAAGATCAATATCAAGAATATAGAGATTTAATTATTGAAGATCAAAAACGAAGATTTAGAGAAAACCAAATTGAAACAGAAGGAAATGATCCTGCTGAATCTGGTGAAGCTTATGGTACACCTCATTCATTAGCTTCATTATATGGCGCTGGAAGATACCCAGGAAGCAAAGGTGTTCCATCAGGTTATGCTGTTACTGATAAAAATTATCCTGAAACTGTATTAGATCAAGGAAGACCTGCTGAAGATCCATCTGATTATGGCCAACAAGATAGTAATTTTGGTAAAGACCCCACAGGGGCACGTAGAATGACATCATCTGATCAAGCAGAAGATAGACCTGGATTACATGAATCAAATAAAAAACCAGATAATCTATCTACACGAGCTGTATTCGCACAAAATGAAAATACTTTAAAGAAAATGTTCCCTAAATCAAAAGTATCTTTATTTGAAAAAGAGAATTTATTAGATGAAGATCAAATACGTGAAGAAATAGAATAATTATAATATTTATAGACAGTAGCGCACTACTTATGAAAATAAAACATAACAAGTATAAAAATACCGGCGTTCTTTTTGAACTATTAGTTAGAAAGATTACATCGGATACTATGTCCAATAGTAATTCAAAAGCAGCTAGTTTAGTAAAAAAATATTTTACTAAAAGTGAACTAGCTAATGAAAACAAATTATACCAAACACTTAACAGATCAGTATCTCTATCAGAAGGTAAAGCCGAATCGGTATTATCCACTATACTTGATTTGTCTAGAAAGTTAGATAGAGAAAAATTATCCAAAGAAAAATATAATTTAATTAGAGAAATCAAAGATAATTTTGATATAACTGATTTTTTTGGAGCTAAAATCAAAAATTATAAACTTTTAGCTTCTACATATATTTTACTTGAATCTGTTAACAATTCAAAATTCGGGAATCCCGAATCTATTATAACATCTAAAATAACAATTTTAGAACACATTACTTCAAATCCAGATTCTAAAATATCTTTATCACCATTAGTTGAAGAATTAACTCAAATGGATAAAGGTACACGTTCTTTAGCATATAAAATAATGTTAGAAAAATATAATACAAAATTTGATAAATTAACTAAAGACCAAAAAGAAGTATTAAAAGAATATATTAATAGTGCCACAGATGCCCCTAAATTAAAAAAATTTTTAAATAATAAATTTAATATTATTTCTAAAGTTTTAAATGAAAACATTGATAAAATAAAGAATCCTGCTCTCAAAATTAAAATCCAAGAAGTTATAAATTTAATTAACCCTATATTAAAAACTAGGAAATTAAAAGATGATCATTTAGTTGCTTTATTGCAATATCTTGAACTTTCTAAGGAAATAGAGACGGCATGAAAAAATTAAAAATCAAGGGATTAAAAAAAGAAATGAGCACTACTGGTACTGGTGCTTCCTTTGCACCCGGTACAGGTGGACAATATGCCACTCCTAAAGCATTCAAAAAGAAAAGAAATGAAGATTGGTCTAAATTAAGACAAGGCCAACTTGGTATAGCTAAAACATCACCCGTTTCAAAACAAATAAAAGTTTCTGAACCTTTTGTTACACCTAACCCATCAATTCCAAATCGTAAATCAAAAGCAATTGATTATGTTCAATTATGGGGCGAAGCAAAAGAACATTACAAAAAACATCATCAATATGATCCTATAAGAGATATGACTTCAAGTCAATCATGGGCTGGTGTTAATACTGGAATTGATATGGATTCATTAGATGCAGCTAATGTTTTAGAATTAGCTAAAGTTGCTGATAAAAAAAATAGACTTAAAATAGGAGATGTTGATGTTAAAGATGGAGTAAAATATACAGTTTCTAATATAGATAAAAATACAGGAGCAATTCAATGGAAAGTTGATTATATCCCCAATTTCGAAAAAGTATTTAGTGAATTCAAAGGATTAAGAAATATTTTAAATAAATTAGCTAAAAAAACAGATGATGAAAAAATTGATGATATTAA